GGCGTAATATACTAGTTCAAGATGAGACTACAGGTTTAAGAGGCTCGCGTATAGTGCCTATTACTGGCAAGGAGGGCAATGAGTGGCGTTCGGACTTATCAGAGCCTACCTTGATGGTTAAGATACAAACAGCTTTATCTATATTAGTTGACCAAAACCCCGAGGCAATGTTTAAAGCCACTTGCGAAAAGTATAAAAAGACTAAGGATTTAGGGTATGCATTATGGAAACGGAGCTGGGGAATAGGTAAAAGTAAGAAACAACTGAAACTGTTTATATTTAATTTAGCTAAATATGGCTTTTCAATAGGGCATACATTTCCGCGTAAAGTCGCAAGAGACGGCGAGATACTGAAAGAATTAGATTTAGATAATCCTGAAAAGAATAAATACACTAAGAAGAAAATAATAGAGTTTAACGACGTATATAGGGAAACTTTAGACCCGTTTAGGACTTGGATTGATGATATGGCGAATTTATCCGACCCTTGGAGTGTTGATGACTGGTATTATGAGAAAGACTATTCAAAAGATACTTTCAACAGGGAATTTGGCAAATATGCTAATGCTGATAAAATTAAATTCATTAATAAGACAGTAGATACTGAAAATGAAGCAGAAGATATAGAAGTCAATAAGAGGCAAGATATAACTACTATAGGTTTTTATGAGAGTAAGAATAAGGATTTATACGCGATATACGCACCTAACGATAAAGTAGTAATATACTCCTCGCCTTTGCCGAATGATGATAAGAAGTTAAGTTGTTGGTGGACATATTGGAATATAAGAGATTTAAGAACTCCTTACGGTATAGGCTTATATGAGTTATTGAAGCATAGTAAGGTAATGTATGATAGGTTGAAGAATATGACAGTTGACCAGCTTGTAATGGCTATATATCCGATGTTATTCTATAGCGGTAGCAATAAGTTAGCAGGCACAGGAGATTTAGTTATAAGTCCTGGATTAGTTAAACAGAAATTACCAGGGACAACTATTGAACAGACAAATATCAAATACGACCCGCGAGGATTTGAAGGTGTGGAGAAAATAAGTGAAGATATAGATGAGGCGACAGGTATATCTAAAACATTACAAGGCGAGGTGACGGGAAAGACTTTAGGCGAGGTATTACACGCAAAAGACGCAGCACTTAAAAGATTAAATATACCTTTGGCTAATATAGCAGAAGCACTGGAAGAGGAGGCATATATATCACTTTCTTGGATGAATCAGATATATTCCATACCAGAGGTTATGACTTTTGCTTGTGCTGATGAATTAACAGCGTATGCAGAAGAGGTGGATAATGAGCCATTACAACAAATGGTATTAGCAAATGGCAAGATACAGGCAGATTTTTACCAGCAATTAGATTTAGGGATGGACGAGGATAGAGAAGGTAATATCATAGAAAGTCCAGATAATAGATTTTTTAAAATAGGTAAAGGTAAAGATATAGAAATAAAGGATTTAAAATGGGAGGGTAAGATAACAATTAATCCACAATCTATATTAGTCCCGTCAAAAGAGCTGGAAAGACAGCGTAAATTGGAGTTGTTTAATTTAATAACGCCAGTAGTTCAGACAATGTCGCAAATGGTAGCTGATGGTATGGTAGATGTGGGAATGTCCCTATATAAGCCTTTAGAACAGATACTTAAAATACAAGATGAGAAACCTAAGGATTGGTTGCCAGACAATATAATACAAATAGCAGAAAATCCAGAGATGGCACAACAGATGAAAAAGCAAGCAAAGGCAAACGACCCTACTAACAAATTATTTGTTAATCCTGAAGAACACGAGGCTAATAAAGAGGCAAAACAAAAAGGCGGAAGCGTAGTGCCACGAGGCGATGTCAGTAACCCATTGCGTAAAGTAGCAGGCGATATGGCTAAAGTCGCTAATAAACCTATATGACATTAGATAATACAACAATAAAACAATTACAGAGTTTATTGAGTAGTAATGCTTGGGACGGAGTAGAGCGATATAGAGATGAATATTTAAAAGAGAATTTTGTAGAAAACTCTATTAAGAAAGACAGTGAATTTGAAACTGTGTGGAATGCAGCGTTTTGCGAGGGGGGTAAATATTATATACAAGCGTTTTTAAATGGTTTAGACGAAGCCGCTAAAGAATAATGGATTTATCAACAAAACAATTAAACGAAATAGAATGTTTAGATTATTTCGCTTTAGCAAATTGCGATTATAAAGATAATACAGTAGAAGATGGTATTTCAGCAGAAGAGGCATATTTCCAAATAACAAATAGTGGAGTTAAAAAAGTAAAGACAAATAATGGTGATAGATTAAGAAAATTATTAGACACAAAGAAATGGCGATTACGATTTATGGATATGTATGAGCAAGGCATATTAGAAGGAAGTGTGCCATTATATACATTATTAGGTTTTGAAGATAATAATATAGTTCCTAAATGTGTTATGGAATTTATGGCTAAGACTTTATTTAAAGGAAAAGATATGATAATAAGTTTTTATAATGATAATATATGATGTCAGAACAAACATTATTCAAGTTTGGGAAATTAAAGATAGAGGCTAACTGGAATAAGGATGTCAAACCTGCTAAAAAGTTTAAGATAACTATAGGAGATAAGACAGAAATACTTGATAGACAAGATTTATATTCACTGATGATGTTATTCGGTGATGAAGACCAGCAATGCGATTTGATACCAGTAGTTGAAACTAAAGTAGTAATGGTTAAAAGATTATTGAAGATACGGGCGAAAAAAAATATTAAACGGGGTGAGTTGATTAACACTACTTATGAATACCCAATGGCAGAAACTGTGTATGATAAATTAAAGTTTAGTCAAGATTTGCAATTAAGTAATAAACAAATAGATAAACATTTTATAGGAGTAAAATAATATAATTAATTCATAATCTCCCTGCGTTCGGGGAGTAATAAAACGAAGTAAATCTATGAATGACGAAGCAAAAAAAAGAATGGCTGAAAAAATAGCCGCTACAAAAAAAGCAAATTCATCTATTTCATCATTATCTGAGCAGTCAACAACTTTTAGTAATCCATTACCAGAGGATACTAAAATTGAGTATGTAGAAGACAATGTATCTAAAGATGAGTTTAAAGAATTTAAATCATCAGTGGAAGATACACAGAATAAGATTATAGATATATTGGAGAAAATGCAGAATAAGGAAGCAGTAGTTGAAAAGAAAGTAGAGTTAAAAGATGACCCTATGGCAGTTATAAATGATAAATTCCTACCGCCAGCGTATCAAAGTATAGTAAATGAGCATTTTGCAGTAGAGGACGGTTTTGAATGCAAATTAGAGTTTCCTGATAAGGATAGCAACGGAGGTTTAACTTTTACAATTAAAGTGCCTGATAAATTATCAAATATGATACAAGCTCAAAAAGATTTTTACAAATTAGATTTACGGACAATATCACTACAACCGAATAGCATAGCAAAAGGAATAGATGACTGGTGCAAAAGAGTTGCAACAAATTTAAAATATGATAGGAAATTCAAATTTAAACAATAATAACATTAATTGTATTAGGGGAATACAATTAAATAAACATTATGTTCGAAGAACAAAAAAAACAAGCTGAAAGAATTTTACAAGATGAGAAATTATTGCATATTACGAAACAAATTAAAAATCGTTTAGTAAGAAAAGAAATTATGGAGACTGAACTTAAAAGAATAAATATAGAAATTGCTGATTTAGTTAATAACGGAGAATTAAGTAATTTAAATGATTATATAAAAATAGACCCACAAAATAAACATATCCTTAACGGATTTGTTATATCTAATGAATAGAATAATATTAATAACATTAATTATATTTCTCATTTGGAAATACTGGGAGATACAAAACAAAAAACCTATGACAATTAAATTAAATATTTCAGAGAGATTATTTTCATTAACAATGTTGAATGCTTATAAAGGTAGTCTTGATAAATTATCTGTAATTTTAGAAGATATTAAAAAGTTTCCTATAACAGAGGAAGAGTGGAAAACTGCAGAGAAAAAGGAAGTTAAAACAAGTGATGGCGGAATGAATTGGACTTGGAACGATGAAAAAGGTGGAATAAAAGATATAGAAGTTAATAAGATTACAGTTGATTATTTGACTGAAGAGATTAAGAAAAAAGATGATGCTGGTGAATTTACTCTAGCTGATAGAAATGTAATAACCTTAAAAGGTAAATTAAAATAAACAAACAAACAAATAACTGCGAGAGATATTGAGTTCTTTTGAACTTTATATCTAGTATTTCCCTCGCAGTTAATATTAGGTGTAAAGCTCAAAGGCTACTCAATATCAGAGTAGTCTTTTTTATTAATTCATAATTCATCTTGCTTTCGAGATGTAAAATAAACGAAGTAAATTTATGGATAGAGAAGTAAAAATAAACAATGAGGAAGAAGAAGTTGTTGAAGAGAATTTAGATGAGGTAGTTATACCTCCAGTGGATGAAGAAACTGATACTATAGTTGACGAAAAAAAAGAAGAAGAACCTCAAGAAGAAATTTCTGAACCTTCTCCAGAATTGACAATTAAAGATGTCGAAGGTGAGACACCTAAAGAACGAGCAATGCGTTTTGAATTAACAAAAGCACGGGCTGAATTAAGGGAAGAAAAAAAGAAAACTATAGATAAAAATATAGTTTATGAAAAGAAAAATAATCAACCTAATGAAAGATTAGAAAAACTAAAAGAAGAATATGGTGATGACGAACTTTCCAAGATGGAACAGATGTTTGAGGTATTTGCAGATAAAAAAGGATATGTAAAAAAAGAAAATACATATAAAGAAATGGTTGATAACACTTTAAATGATTTTATTGATAATAATCCAGAATATAAACCAGAGAATGACAAAGATGATATTCGCTGGGGAAGATTTAATGAGATACTAGTTAATGATTATAATTTAGCTGGTAAATCACATAAAGCATTATCAATAATATTTTCTAAAGTAAATAGAGATGTAATTGATGAATTTGGAGAAATTAAAGCCGATATTAAAAAACAAAATGCTAAAGTTCAAAAAATTGAAAGTGTTTCGCATTCAGGCGGAACTAAAACTAAATCTGTTGAGCCTAAAGACATTGACCCAGATGTTAGGAAAATGTTTAAAGGTTTTGCGGATGAAGATTTTAGTTAGATTTATTAATCATTAACATTAAAGCAAATAAAAAAATACCTGCTTTTGTGTAGGTTTTTTTTATGAGCTTAAACCTTAATTATATGGCTGGTTTTTCAAGGATTAGCGGTTCAGACCGCGGAGCTATTAATAGGACTATATCATCTTTAGCATTAGCTGTAGGAGATTTAGTTGCTTATAGCAGAACTGCTTATAAAGTAGAAAAAGCTACTTCAAGCACTCAAATTTATGATGTAGCTGGAATAGTAAAAGAAGCAACAACTACATCAGATACTACAGTATTAATAGATAGAATAATGCCTGGCGATGTTTATACTGTAGGTTCAGCAAGCAATTCAGCTGCTACACATAATTATCAAAGAATGCTATTAACGGATCACGATACTGTGAATAACACAGGCACAGATGATGCGTCAGATGAGGCTTGTTTTTTACAAACTGGAACAAAAGGTATTAATACAGGTAAAGAAATCGTTGGAGAATTTGATTTATTCAAGAAAACTGCTTAATAGCAATTTATTAATCTTAACTTTTTAAAAAAAATATGTCAGTATTAAATATTGGACAAATTGCAGATACTACCAATCTTGCAATACAAAAAATTTGGAAAAAAGCTTCAATGGTAGATTTGAAACTTAAACAATTTTATAATTATAGAACAACTGAAGATTTATATGAAAAAGATAGTTCTGTATCTGGTTTAAAAGAAGCAGAATTTACTGATGAAAATGCTGAAATTACAGAAGATAATCTTATTCAAGGATTTGACCAGAGCTATGAACAGGAAGCAGTTGACATTTTAGTCCCTTTCTCTTATAAAGCGTTAAATTTCGGCGCTCTTGTTTAAGTAATTTTACAAGAAAAATCCTTTAAATTGCGGGAACACCTCTAAAATAGAGACAATCCGCAGCGAAACCCACTAAGGGGACGTTCAGAGACTATAATAAGGATACCCTACTTTTATAGAGGGTAAAGGGATAGTCCGAACTCTATGGTGACATAGAGAAACTGGCAGAAATGTCCAGTTCGCTCATTACAAGTGTTTGACTAATTTGGAAGTTTGGTATATACTTAGTCTATAAGTAATAAATAAATATATGCCTAAAATTCTAAATGTTAATAAAAAATATAGAACTTATGAATGGTTATTTAATGAATATATTGTTAATAAAAAACCTTCAAGGGAAATTGCTTTGATAGTTGGTTGCGATAGAAAAACTATTGACCAATGGCTTAATAAAGTAAATATTCCTAAAAGAGGATTTGGTGGTAGTAGAGGAATAAAATCAAAGGAATGGTTAATTGAACAATATATAAAGAAAGAAAAATCTTTGTCAGAGATAGGAAAATATATTGGTGAGGATTTAAAAACAGTTCATAGGTGGATGATAAAATATAATATACATAGGAGAAGTCTGTCAAAATCTCAAAGTGGTTCTAAATCTCATTTTTGGAGAGGTGGAGGACACGAAAGTAAAAGTAGTAAATATGTATTCGTATATGATAAAAGTCATCCTTTCGCTAGACATAATGGTTATATATATGAACACAGAATAGTAGTTGAGAAAAAAATTGGAAAATATTTAACTAAAATAGAAGTGATACATCATATAAACTTTAAAAGGAATGATAATCGTTCTGAAAATCTATATTTATTTGCAACACATAAAGAACATATGTGTTACCATTCTCAATATAGGAATGGTAAAGCAAAATTATTAAAATCAAATATTTAGTGAGTAGTAACAAATATTGGGAAATTTGGGATTAAGAAAAGAAAACTGGACAGTATCGCAGCAGAAATTGCAAAAGCATTGAATAGAAAGAAAGAAAAGTTAGCTGCTGAAAGATTAACTAATGGTTTTGGCACAACTTATACACATTATGGTATAGGGCGAAATAAAACTATTACAATTACAGGTGGAGATGCTGTAGAACCTTGGTCAACAGCACACACAAGAGAAGACGGTGGAACTAATATGAACAATGTTGTTTATGACGGAACTACTTATTCTTTACCATTTGATTATGCTGCTTATAAAGCCGCTAATCGCACAGCTTCTTTGTTAGTGGACCCACGAGGCAACCCAGACCCTATAACTTTAGACACTTTAATCTGTAAAACTGGTTCTAGTGTTTACCATAAAGCTATGGAAATTTTGGGAGCAATTAAGAGTGGTAAAATTGCAGAAAGTAATGATAATGATGGTTCAGCACTTCCTGCTTTTAAAATTATTACTAATGAATTTCTTACACAAGACGCGTATTGGGGAATGTTCGATAGCTCAAAAGCATTAAGTGATGAATATGGTTTTCAACATATTGAATCAGAAGCTAACAATCTTGACCCTGTAAATGTAGTTTATAAGACAAGAGAAATGCAGTTTGGAGGACACACATTATTCCGACAAGGACATAATGATGTAGCAAGAGCTTGGGTTTTCTCAGCAGGCGACAGTACAACTTCTTAATAATTTAATCAATGGTGATATTGTCAAATAGTGGGTGATAGCTTCCGTAAGTGGGAGGATGGGTAATGTCTATTCTCCCAGCCCATAACAAATTAAACAAAAATATAATTATAAATGTGCAATTTGTGGAAAAAAGAAAAAATTAACAAAAGACCATATTATTCCAATTTCAAAAAATGGATTAACTATTGTTTTAAATATACAACCATTATGTGCATTGTGTAATTCTATAAAAGGAGCAAACTAAAAAATTAATTAATTAACTATTGCAGTGGGTGAAATATAAATTATATTAATACTCTATACACTTGGTTAATTTCACAAAATATGTCAACAATATACGGAAAAACATATTCTAATCCAAAGAATATTAATTTAAAACAAGGACTATTGAGATTTGATAAAACACATTCTTCAAATCCTTATTCTACTGATGATGAGGGATGGGGATTATCAATCAATAGTTCAGACCAGTTAGTTTACTGGGACGGTTCATCGGAAAGTATCTTAGGTTCAATTAATGGATATGTAACGACTTTAGGCACATCTGACTTAATTCTTGATACTAACGAAGGTACTAATACAGGTAGTATTACTATCGCAGATGGTGTCGCTGGAGATATTACAGTTGCTATTAATGGTGCTGGTAACTTCAATGTTCAGAACTTAGCATATCAAACCAATGTAGGGTCACCAGTTACTACAACAGCTACACTTACTTGGGGAGATGCGGAAGGACAGGTTGTATTCTGCACATCTGCTGGAGGTGCTTATACTTTAACCTTACCTACTGTTGCTTCGGTTGGCGCAGGCGGTTGGTACACATTCATTAAGAATGACGCGGATGCTAACGCTATTACTATTGCTGGTAGCGGAGCGGAAACAATAAATGGTTCTAATACTTATGCTTCTATAGACGCTGATTACGATACAGTAACTATACAATGCGATGGAATAGAATGGTTTATTACATCAGAGAAATTAGCTTAATAACTTTAAATAATGGGGGAGAGCATTGGTTCTCCCCCCGATAATAATATGTCAGCAGTTACATTTGAGAAACAACAATCGGCTGTTATATCTTGCAGTGCTTCAGGGCATAACGAAATTATAGCAGCACCTTCACAAGGATATATTGCTATAGATCATATAGATTTTATACCTACAACAGCTGTAAGCGTATATTTAGAAAATGGCACTACAGCTTTAACAGGAGTATATCCATTAGACGCAAAACAAGCATATACCATTGAAAATACTACACAAAATCAAGATGGCATTTTTACTATGTCGCCAGAAACAGCTTTTCAAATTAATCTTGATGCTACAGCGGAAATTAATGGTTATGTTAGATATAGAATAATAGGTAAATAAAATTATGTCCCATATAGCAGTTCAAGGCGAACAATCTACAGATGAAGAAATTGAGATGATAACTGAATTATATGAGTTAGATAATTCTGCTACTGACGAATTTATCCGTAAGGTAAATGGTTCATTTGTTAATGCAGAGGTTAATATTTCTTTAGATGATAATTATTTAAAACTAGATGGGACAAACATAGATGATTTAGTATTGAATGATTTTAATATAGGTTCAATTTTATTCATTGACAGTAATCACAATTTAGCAGAAGATAATGCGAATTTGAATTTTGATGATGATACGAATACTTTAACAGTTGGTAATATAACGGGAACAGATTTAGATTTAACACTAGGCACAGGAGATATTTCAACATCAGGGACTTTAGGAGCAGGGGCGTCTACGCTAGGGACTATTGGTTCAGGGGCAATAACTTCATCAGGAGATTTAAAAGTAAATAGCGGTTTGATACATTTAGAAAAAGACCAAGACGCTATTACAGAAATTCGTATAGACAACGACACAGAGGGCACAGGAGAGGTGACACAGGGTTTTACGATGTATGACGGAGCTACAAAGGTTGCTTCCCTAGAAAGGACGAATAACGGAGCTCAAACAGTTTTAAATAATACAGGCGGACT